AAAAAGTGGCAACAGTGCCAGCAACACATATAGCACCGGCAGCAATACCAGCACCAATCTCAGTGAGGCCCTGAATCTGCAAACTCTCAATATCGCCAAAAAGTTCATCAACTGATTGAACATGAACCATATCAGGAGGAGAAACATCAAGACAAGACGAAGAAACGACAGAAAAACTGTTGAAAACGTTCGGAAAAGTACGGACGTTGAAATAGTAGGAAACAAAACTACAAGCAACATCAACAGAAATGCGCTCTCCAACAAGGAAACGCAAATAGTGGCTCAAAGCATTGACGGTAGCCACAGGAGTAGCACAATGATGGAGGCAACCAGCAATCTCAGCAGTCCCGTCAGGACGACGACGAACCGCCGCACCAACATAAACTTCGAGAAAACCAGAACCCGTGATAGAGATAATGGCCTTGCAACGATCATAATGATCAGCTTTTCGCCAATAAGTGGCAGAACAACATTTGAGAACAGTCATTTGAGTCGTGGGACAAAATCGCACCGCAATATTATTGTCCATGATGGGTTCAACAAACAAGCGAAACGACTCAATAGACTGCAACAAAGCTGGAGGTCCCTCCGGGAACCAAGATGGAAGGTAATCGGAAGGAAGTGGTACACTTGACGGTAGCATCGAAATAGATTGTTGTGAAAACATTGTTATCAAATTAATGATCGGAAAATGTAAGTAAAAATCCAGTAGGAAATCCGGATTCGAAAACGAAACACAAAATGGACAAAAAGGATGGGCCAATCCGCTCATCAAAGAATAAACTAGTGGGTTTCTCAAACTAAATGGAAGTGCAGCAATGCATCATCTTGTTTCGAATGAAATACTCTCCGGTCAAATCAAACTGCAAACGCTCCAATCGGACTGGTGAAAACCGGTAACGGATTGGCTGGCGGGCACAAGACGGAATAACCACAAGACCACGCAACTAACCACTAGCAAACTCTAAGGTAGATAGTAGTACCAATTACGTCTACACCTCTCAACGCGACCCGTCATCCAAAAGCGCAAAAAGCACCCGGACTGAGAAGAATTAGAGC